AGGTTGCGCAGCACCAGAGTGCCAGTGTTGTCGGTGCTGGCCGTCTCCAGGTAGTCATGCGCCAGAATCGCCGTGGGGGTGAACGGCTGGCCGGTGTAGCCAGGGGCGAACGACGAACCTGTGGCGGGGTCAGCGTAGAGGGTGTCGTAGGACAGGTGCCCCTCGTTGGGCTCCTCCACCATCAGCATCGGCACCGCGCTCTCTGGGAACGGCACGTTCGCGTCGACCCTCAGCAGCCAGTACGGGGTGAACTCCATCCGCCACACGCTGGGCGCCACCGGCAGGCGGGACGGCGGCACCCAGGCGCTGCCGCCGCCTTCGGTATACAGACCAGCACCCAGGGCAAAGATGTCCTGCACGGCCTCAACGGCAATGATGTTGTCGTCCAGGGTGCCGTAGTCGATGCCGATCACCACGCAGACGATGTTCTCCAGCCCCATGGGGCTCCAGTTGAACTTGAACCGGCTGCCTGGCTTGAGGCCGTAGGCCGAGCGATCAACCTTGAACCCTACCTTCACCAGCGGGTAGCTGAGAACCGCCAGGTCGCGGGTCGCCAGGCGCGCCGCCAGCTCATAACTGGTGACGCCCTGGTAGGTCACGTCCACCGAGACGAACTGCTTGTCGTGCACCTGGAACAGGCCCAGGTCTTGCGCCTTCGCGGGCCACTGCGTGGTCTCACCGTTTTCTGTCCAGATGACGTTGACCTCGTTGGTGGTCTCGTCAAGGCTCGGGCGAGAGTAGGATTCCAGCTCGCGGATGCTGTCCTCGTCGAACACCGGCAGGGCGTCGATAGCTGCCTGGCTCAGCTTGCGGTTAAGCTGCAGCTCCCACTTACCGGTCAGCACGTTGACGAACATAGTGGCGTCGATGTGCGCCAGGATGTCATCACGAATGGCCGCCAGCGACTTGCTGCCGTCCCACACCAGCGACAGGCCGAAGCCCTCGTCGTAGAGCACCTTGGCGGCGTTGAGGAAGGTGGAGATGTTGACGTCGAGGACGCTGGCGCCGAGCCCCCAGATCTTCTCCATCAGCAGCTCGTAGAGCATCTCGGCCGGGTTGGCCTCGCCGTTGATGTCGTAGTACGCAGTACCCAGCAGGTTGGGCAGGCGCTGCACCTGGGCCGCCCACTCCTTGATGTACTTAGAGTTGCCGACGTAGCCGCCGCGCCACACCAGCCGCGCAGAGCTGCGGTAGGCCGGCACCCGCGCGCTGACCTTCGAGCGCAGGTAGTCGTTCTGGCCTTGGGCCGGGCCGCCTGGACACCAGTCGAACTCACCCTGCAGGCCGCCCTCGCCATCCTCACCGCCGAACAGCTGGGACTGGTTGATGGTGCCGCGCCCAGACGCGAGCGACCCAGACCAGATCGTCTCGTCCTGGCACACCAGCTTCAGCAGCTTGACCTTGCCGTCGCCGACACAGAAGGCCATGTGCATGCCGATGTAATACTGGTAGCCCGCAGTGTATTCCTTGTCCGTAAATACGCCCTTGACCTTCCTCTTGATGGCCTTGATCTTCAGAGCACCCCACCAGGTTAGGTTGGGCCCGCGCAGAAGCGGCTTGCCCCACACCACCGGCACCTTCCTGGTGGCCTCCACCGTAGGAAAGGTGAAGTCACCTATGCCAGGCCGCTTCGGCGATTTGGGCACCGGCCTGGTGAGATCCGCGATGAGCGTCAAGACGACCATCACGATCAGGTAGATGAAGAACCCCATCGTGTGCTGCTCCTTAGATACCGGTCTGGAACGGGTTTTTATTGGGGAACCAGGCGTTGGCCTCTGAATTCAGACCGTTGTTGAACTTATCCCAGCAGGTGTCGATGGTTCGGTCGCAGCCGGCGTACCCGGTGACGATGATAGGCGTGTCGTCGATGTCATACTCCAGGCCCTGGAAGGTCGTCACCTTGTCGCCGGTATGGCCCGAGATGGTGTAGTAGTAGCGACCGAACTCTATGTAGCCCAGGCGAAACCAGCCGTCCGGCTTGGTAGCAAAGGCCGCAGAGCGGACGAAGTTGCTGCCGATCTCGAGTATGCCGCCGTCCACCCTCCACTGATCCTTGTCCAGGTTGCAACCCGGGCCATAGAGCATGTGCGGGCACTTCACGTCGAAGTTGAGGCGCAGGCCCGCGCGCTTGAACAGGCTGTTCAGACCGTCACATTCGAGCACTGCCTTGGAACCTTTCCACGCCACGCCGCGCACCCGGCCGTACCAGGACTGGATGAAGTTGTCGCCGTCGCCACGATGGCGGCGGTAGATCCGCAGCCATGTCGTGCGCGCTGGTACCACGATGCGGAAATTCCAGGCCACCTCAAGATCCATCGGTACGGTGATGGTGATGCTGTCGTCGCCGCCGTCCTTGTTCTGTTTGAGCGCAGTTCGGCGCAGGATGCGGACGGGTTCATAGGTGTAGCCGTTGAACACCGTGGGGCGGTCACCAGAGGTATAGCGCCAGTATTTGTCGGCCATCCAGAACTCGTAGAGCTCCTCAGGTCTGCCAGAGCTGGCGCTGCGCTCTAGGGGGTCAAATGCCATCGGTGAGCCCCTTGATCATGGCGTTCATGGTGGCGAAGTCCTGGGCCTTCCAGATGAATTCAAAGGCCTCGTTCTCGAATCGCGACTGGGTCAGGTAGGAGATGCAAGCCACTTCGTTCGGCAGTATGCGGCGCGGGATCGGTTCGTCAAGGACGAACAGTTCCGAGTTGGGCACGACGCCGCTGCCCGGCGTAACCGAAAGGATGCCACGGTAGTAGACGGTGCCGTTGCGCAGGCGGATCACGATGTTGCTGCGGCCCTTGCGGTTGAAGTACATGTTGACCTGCAGGGACTCCTCCACATACATCGCCGCCGAGTTCAATTCGATGGGCGCGATCAGGGTCAGATCAGGCGCCCAGGTCGAGATCCAGAACGGTCTGGTGGTGCCGTACAGGGAGCACAGCAGCGACTTGAACTGCTGGATCTCTCGGTAGTTTGCCCAGGCGAACTGCCAGGTCTGCTTCGGCGTACCCAGGCCGGAGTGGTCATAGATCAGCGGCAGGCTGTACTCGCCATCCTCCCAGTCCGCGTTGCGGGCGTAGCTGCCGGCAATGCCGCCGCTCATGTCGGGGCTGAACTCCATCACCGGCAAGCCCTTGTAGGTGGTCGTCCACGGGATCGACAGCAGCTCCTCGCCGGCCTCGGCAGTGAAGCTCATGTCGATCTCGCGGAAGTTGGCCACCGGGCCGGTGTAGCTGATGTCCTTGGCCATCCGCATGGTGCGTGCAGGCAGGACAGCCACCTTGCGCGTCCACGAGGATTGCACCGGTTTCTTCAGCAGGAGGCGGTCGGCCTGCACTTCCTGGATCTCCACCGCCTCGTACATCTCCGGCCCGGCGAAGATGATGGCCACGCTGTCGACGGCGAACTCTCGGTTGGCGGTGTCCTCAACGAACAGGGTAGTGGTGCCCTGGCCAATCGCCTGGCTGGTGTAGGTGTAGGAGTTCCACACGGGCACGGCGAACGCCCGGTTCTGCCAGCCCCACATGATCGCGTCGAACCGCTGCAGCTCGTTGTCCATCACCTGCACACGGTAGTTGTAGGAGACCTTTGGCCGCTCGCTGAGCGACATCCGCTGCTCCTTGCCGGAGTAGGCAGGGTTGATGGTGCCGTACCACTTCAGGCGCTCGGTGAAATCCTTGGACGGGTTAGGCGGGAAGGCGAATACCACCAGCCGTTCGCCGGTGACTTGGTAGGTGTTGACCTGGTTGTCCCAGGTGAACAGGTAACTGGCGTTGATCGTGGGCGGCCCGTCGACGGACACGCTGAGCGGGTAGATCTTCTGCTGCAGAGGCTGGTACACCTGCGGCACCGAGCCGATGCCCAGGCTGAGGCCGTCGTCGTCGGTACCGACCACGCTGACCAACGTACGCTGGCTGAAGTAGGCGTTCCACACCAGCAGTTCTCTGGTTTGGGCGTTGAGCAGCTGGCCCAGGCGCATGACCGCCGGGTCGTAGTGGATGCGCTCGTAGAAGATGTCGTAGAACGACCGTACGCGCTTGTTGCCCAGCGACGTGGGGTTGGGGTCGAACGAGGTCTGGTAGCCGCGCCGTCCGCGCAGGGTGCCGGCGTTCAGGGTCTGCGTCAGGCTGCCGTCGCGCACCAGGACGCCCACCGGCTTGATGTCGGCGTTGTCCTGCATTTCCAGGCTGTCGCTGTAGAACTGGTCGATCAGCGCGTGATTGGAGGACAGCGGAATCGCGGCTACGAGTGAACTAATCGCCACGGCGACCTCCTATCAGGCGGGCTTGCGAATCGCAGCTCCCGCGCCATTGTGGTTGTTTCGCGTCCAGCAGAGGGAGGCCGCCTGGGTGTTGTAGGCGTCCTTGTCCCATGGTGACGCGCGCCAGTTGAACGGCAGCACCATGTATTCTACCCCTCCGATACTGACCACCTCTCCGCCGATAAACGCTTCGGTGGTCGAGTAGTGTACGTGCGGCAGCACGCCCAGGTAAGAGCTGCCGCCACCTGTCCTGGCAGCATAGGCGTAGGGCGGATGAATCCACAGCCTGCCGGTGGCTCCGTCATACCCTCGCAGCTGCACCTGGCTGGTGTCACCCTCGTTGGGCGCATAGCCGTTGTAATGCGCCATGTAGTAGCCGGGCAGCCAGCGGCCTTGCGGCAGTTGATACCAGGGGATGAACACCTTTGCATCCGGCGCGGACTGGTAGGCCGAACCCCAGCCGTTGCCCCGGGTGATGCTCACACCCGCGTCAGTGACACGATGCTCCATCGCCGAGAAGCTGAACGGGTAGGCGTCGACGATGTCGTAGTCGCGCATCGACGCGCCGTAGAACTGGCCGCCGGAGTACTCGTAGTCCTTCTGCAGGTTACCGCCGGCCAACCAGTACCACTCGCCAGCGCGCACCTCAGCGAACACGAAGATGGCCGACGGGTTGTCGAAGAAGAACATGTGCACCTTGCCGATCGCACCCTTGGCCCGCAGCACCGAGAAGCGGCCCTGGTTGTTGGCCGCAGCCATCACGTCAGCACCAGGCTGACGGTACCATGGCGAGCCGCTGGAATAACCGGTACCGGCGTTTATGCAGATGACGTCAGGGCAGTAGTACGTGGCCGGGCTGGTGCCGAGGCGGTGGCACCACCGGTACGAGCCACTCGACTGAAACTGATCGGCTGGCGGGATGATCGTGTTGAGGATGGTGTTGGTGTTGCCCGTCTCGGCATTCGGCCCAGGCATCGAGCAGAAGTTTAGGGTCACGCCATCCTTGCTGATATGGCCGCGCCGGCCGGCGCTGGAAAAGGTGCTCAGCTCGTTCTGCGTCCAGCCATGCACCGCCGCCTGGCTGATGATCTGGTTCAGCAGATCGTTGACGTCGGTGGCCGACGTGAACACATACCCTTCAGCCATGACTTACTCCAGCTCGAAAGCGCAGAAATCGTTGAACCCAGACCGGTGGTGGTTCTGGGTAATGTACATGCGGCGGCCGTCGCGCATCACCATGATCTCCTCCGGCTGCCGGCCGTCACGCCCTGGCACCGCGTAGACCCCGTCAAGGAACCCGTAGTTGGGCGTCAGGGCCTGGCGGAACACCGGCACCGACCCGTCCAGATTGGCGCGAAGGTCGTACATGTAACGGCTGCCAGACGGGTAGACCGAGCAATGTTTGCCCCAGCGCATGTAGGTGCTGGTGTCGTAGGTAGAGTTGTTGCTGATCTCGGAGTTGTCACCCAGCAGGTTCTGCCAAGTGCGGCCCTCGTCCAGCAGGTAGCCGGAGCCGCCAGTGGTGTGCCCCTTGTAGTTCCAGAACGAGGCCCGCCCGATGGGCAGGGAAGACCACATGTTGTCGCGGCTGTCACCGCAGCCGCCTATCACGTAGGGATAGCCCCAATACTTCGGCAGCGTATTCGGCAGGACGAAGCCGGCGTAGCTCTGCGAGTAGTAGATGTTCGAGCGGGTCAGCACCTTGAAGCAGCGCCCGCTGGCGATGATCACGTACGGGATGTTCAGCGACCAGAACGTGTGGATCGGCTTCACCCCCGTCTGCCCGCCCTGCAGGGTAGGCTGCTCGGCCATCGACACGTTGGGGATGTAGCCGGTGATGCCGTAGTGAGTCCAGTGCGCCCGCGCCTCGCTGTCGCTCCAGGCCCGCACCATCCCATAGTAGACAGTGTCGGCGCCTGCCAGGCCCGGGCCGACGATCACCAGCTCGGAGTCGGTGTCGTCGACGGCGTTGCCGAACTGCGAGCTGGCCCCATCCGGCGTCCGGCGCAGCACCGCCCACTGCTGGTTGACCGCGCGCAGCGGGTTGATCGTGGTCTCCAGGGTGACCGTCTGGCCCACCGTGTACTGGTCGACCGAAGTCGGCACGGCGCCCAACACCAGGTTGATCACCGTGGGGTTGTAGTCCACGGTCTGAGTCAACTGCGGCAAGGTGCCGCTAACGCTCCCAGAAACGTCGAACACCGCCGGCAGGAACGGCTGGGTGCCTGCGATCTCTCGCTGGCCCGCCGTTACGCAGGTGAGGGTGATGGTTTCGGTCTTGGTGCCCGGCTTGCCCTTGATCTTGGAGAAACCGGCGCGCGACGAAGGCTTCGTCGCCGCCGTGATGGTGAAGCTGTCGCCCAGTGCAAAGTCGATGCTGCCGAAGTCGATGTAGAACTCGATCAGGGCGTGCTTGTAGACCGTACCGACCACGGCGTCGGGCAGGACGCCGCTGGCGCTGCCCACCACGCTGAAGGTGCCGCCACGAGTAGCTACGGATACGCAGGTGAGGGTGATGGTCTCATACAGCGCGGCGCTGCCCTGCGGGTAGATCAGGTTGTTGAGATCCCCGTTGCCAGTGCCGCTTCTGACCACCTTGCCTGGACGCCCACAGCCGGAGATGTAGTCGCGGAAGATCTTGTACAGATCCGCCTCTTGCGTCGCCACCCCGAAAATGAACGCCATCAGACGAGCCCCTCTTCCTTCATCATGTTGATGATCACTTTACGGCCGCCGCGCGAGGAAACGAAGTCCGCGAAGCCTTGCTCGCTGTAGATGTTGGCGATATTGACCTGCGAATCGCTCGCAGGCTTGGCCGCCGCGCTTTCCTTGACGCTGCTGACTACAGCGTCGGTACCCGTCTTCGTAGTGCCGCCCGAATTGTAGTCTGGCGCCGGTGCCCCGCCAACCGAGAATCGCGGCATCTTACCGCTGTTCAGCAGCTTCAGGCCGGACTCGCCGCCGATAGCGCTCATGGCCTTGCGGCTCAGGATGCCCTCGTCCGACTCTACCCGGATCGGCGTGGCCTGGCCGTTGACGTTGGCCGTGGCCAGCAGGTTATCGCGCTGGCCTCGCGGGCCGAGGATCTTGCGGGACGGCATGCCGCCTTCCGCAAACCCAAAGGCGCCGGTGTATCCGCCTCCACCGGCCCCGCCGCCAGCCCCGCCACCGCCGTAGTAACTCATAACCGTGCTGACTGCCCACTTGGCAATAGTGCTGCCACGGCTGCTGCCGCCGTCGGAACCTCCGACCCCTCCGAACAGGCTGCCTAGCACGCCGGTGAGGAGACCGCCCAGGTCGCCGATAGCGTCGCTGATACTGGTCTTCAGACCCCCCAGGAACTCACCGAAGCCATCGAACAGGCTGCCGGTCTGACCGGTGCCGGTGCCGGGCTGCGCGGCTGTGGCGGGGGCGCCGAACACCCCGCCGGTGCCAGGTACCGTAGTGCCGCCCGCGCCGGAGGCACCGATAGGCGTCCCGTTGATGTACACGGCGCCCGCCGTGATCTGCGCGGTGCCGTACTCAGTACCTTCACCCCCCACGCCAAGAATCTGACCAAGGATGCTGCTGGCCTGGCCGGCTGCGGATTCACCGCTGCCGCCGTCACCGGCGATCACCCCCAGCAAGCCCTTGGCGCCTTCAGTCACCCCCAGCTTCAAGCCCTGCGTCAGGCCAGTGCTGGCGAACTCATAGATCACCGCCTGCAGGGAGTCCTTCAGGTTGTCCCCTTCCAGCGCCGCATTGGCCAGGGCCTGGCCAATGCCGTCTATGGCGTTCACTACGTTGGTGCGCAGGCCCTCGCCGAAGTTCTGCAGGGAACTGCTCGACGCCGACAGCTGGTTGGCGATCGCAGTCGGGTTGAGGCCTTCCAGCAGTTCGTCGCCGAAGTCGTTGCGCAGCTGTTGCAGCTGGGCACTGGTCTCGCCGATCTTCGACTGAACCTGCTCGATGCTCTGCACATACGCCTGCTCTGCCGCACGAGCCTCCTCCGGCTTGCTGCTCAGCGTGGCCATCTGCGCCTGGTAGGCACTGGTCAGGGTCGCCAGCTGCTGCTGATACAGGGCCAGGTCACGCTCGAATGCGCCAGCATACTGCTGGTCGGTGAAACCCACACCGGACGCCTGCAGGTAGGAGTCGACCATCTTGTTGCCGGTGCTCGGGCCGGTACCTGCGTTGCGGGCCTCGAAGTCGGCACGGGCGATGATGGCAGAGGTGAGGCGCTTCTGCGCCCCCTCCTGGTCGATCAGCGCGGTGGTGAGATCCTCGCGGGTGCGTACCTCCAGCTCGATCTGATCAGCACTGTAGCCCTTGGCCGCCAGCTCTTCCTTGGCCAGCTTCAGGCGCTCGGCCTGCACCACGGCATACTCTTCGCTGGCGCGCTTGGCCGCCTCCAGGTCGCCCCGGTCAACCGCTTCACCGAAGGCGCTCTTCGCCGCTTTGCTGCGAAGCTCGGCCTCTACCGTGCGACGCTTCAGGTCGATGTCCTGCACCTTCTTCTGGTACTCGTCCAGCTTGTCGGCCATGTCGCCGCGCAGCGACTCCAGCTTGGCCACCTCCGCGTAGTATTTCTCCTTGGCGGCTGTGGCGTCCTTACCGTTATTGTTAATGGCATTATCCATGTCCACCTTAGCCCGCTGTACCGCCTTCGCCTGCTCCCCGTATTGCAGGTCGGCGATGGACCTGGCGGCAGCCGAGGCGCCCGCGAAGTCATTGCGACGCTCAGCCGCCTTCTGCTGGTTCTGCAGTTCGGCGATCCTGACCATAGTGGACGGGTCGCTGGCATACGCCTTCTTCGCCTCTTCCGCCTTCTTCTGCTCGGAAACCTGCGCCTTGGTGGCCTCGGTCTGCTGCACCAGGAGGATGATCTTTTCCAGCTGGGCGACCCCAGCCGATTGCTTGTATTTACCGTCGGCGACTTTCTCAGGCTGGAAGAACCCAGCCTTGACCAGGTCTACGCGGCCTTCACCCTGCAGCTGGGCGAGCGTTGCTCTATCCGTAGTCGAGAGTCGGCCCTGGATCTCTTTGGTCAGTCGGCCACTGTCGATGATGTCAAGGATCTGCTTCTCGACCTCCTGGGAGGCTGTGCGGGCGACGGTTGCGGCGATGCGGTCGGCTTCCTTGCGGCGTGCAGAATCAGCCTCGTACTTACCCTTTGCCTGTTCCTGAGCCGCCTGCTCACGGCGCTCCGCGGCCGCTGCCGCCTCCGCATCTTCGGCCGCTTTGATGTAACCAGGAGCCAGCAAGCCGCCGAACTCGCCCATCCAGCCGGACAGCGCGTTGTCTGCCGCTGTCCGGTTGTTATTGGCTTCTTGCTCCAACTTTTCGGCCTTTGCAGCGTGCTCTTCTGCGGCTTTGGCCGCCTTCGCGGCCATGGCGTCAAGAGCCTTTACCACAAATCTTTCCGACAGGTACAGGCCGTCGATGACGCCCTGTACCGCCGTGTCTATCGCCGCGGAGGACTCCAACGCCGCCGCTGCCGCGTCGATTTCCAGAGTCAAAACCGTAACCTTGTCCGCCAGCACTTCTTCAGCCGTGATCGCCCCCTGTTCTGACTCCTCAGCCAGCTTGCGGCTGAATTCGACATACAGTTCAGTGGCCCGGTCGGCGCTCAGCTCGATCTCGCCGTAGAAGAACTTCCTCAGCTCCGGTATGGAATCCAGCGCCCGCAGTTCGGCACCCGCGGCCTCTACACCCTCGGCGTCACCTCTGGCCACAGCTTCCTTGATCTTGTCCACCGAGCGCTGCAGCTGTGCCTTCAGCTCTTCGCGTACCTTCTCCACTCCCTGCTCCAGCTGGGTGACCTGAGTGGCCAGGTCGGTGGCCTGGGCATCGCTCAGCGCGGTACCGGCCAGCTGGCTCAGCTTGGCGAGATCCGCTTGGCGAGCCTCATACGACTTTGCCTGGTAGTTGCGCAAGATCTCAGTGGCCTGCGCAAATGCCTCGGTGTTGGATCCGAACACCTCACCCAGCGATGTATTTAGGTTTGTGGCCTCTTCACGCAGACGAACGATGGTGCTTGCTGTGGTACCCGCCTTGGCATTGCCGTATTCGTCTATTCTGTACTGGTCAATCTGCGACTGCTGGTCGTTGTACTTGGTCTGCAGGGAGCGGAACTGGTCGCCCGCTGCGTTCGCCTTGATCCTGGCCTGGTCGGCCATCTCCTGCGTCGCCGGGGCGCCCTTGTCGCTGAACAGCTGGAGGATCTCATAGGCCGACCACAGCCAGCCGATCGCCGGGATGGCGCGGGCGAACAGGCCGGCGCCGATCACGCCGACGCGAGCCAGGCCGGAGAACTTGCCCAGCTTGCCGGCCACCCCGGCGATACCTTCGAGGGTGTTGCCAAGGCCGCCGATTACGGTGATCCCGCTGGCGGCCTTGTCGAACATGCCCAGCTGCAGGCCGCCCTTCATCCCTTTGGCGGCGTTGGCCAGTTTCATAAACCCAGGCAGCAGGACGGACAGTGCGGCGATGGCTGGCAGGATGTAGTCGCTGGCCCCGGCCTGGCTGTCATTGCTGGCTTGGGTCAAACCGCCGCCGGCGACGGCGCCTGCCGTGAACCCGCCGGCGCGGCCCAGGAACCCTTTGCCCCCTAGCAGTGCGCCTACGGCGCCGCCGGCGAGGCCGGACACGATGCTGGTACCGAGACCGGTACCAGTCTCGAGCTTCATGCGCTGATCCAGCTCGATAAGCTGGGCCACCAGGTTAGTAGCCTCCTTAGCCGCGCTCTGCAGGGAGCGAACCATGTCGCCGCCGACGCTGTCACTGAACGCAATCACCGAGGCGCCAAGGTTTTCCAGAGTGGCACGCAGGGATTCCAGCTGGATCTCACTGCCTTCCGCGGCGGTGCGGCCTACGCCTACCGCTGCTGACAGACCGCTGAATTGGTCGAAGTTGTTGACCAGGGCCTGCAGCGGGTTGAACGCCCGTACGTCGAACGCTCGGCTGAACAGGTTGCTCGCCTCGCCGCCGAAGCCGATGCGCTTCAGCTCGCTGACCGCCGCCACCAGGGGGTCTTTGGCGAAGGTGAACGAGTTGTAGCGCGCGGCGATCATCTCCTCCGACATGTCCTCGCCGAGCTGGGCGTAGCGCGTCTTCAGCGCCTCGGTCAGCTTGGTGTCCGGGTTGAACACCTCCAACATCGCCTGGCGCAGGCCGGTGGCGATGGTCGACGGCTTGATACCGACGTTCCGCAGGGTGGCTACCGCGCCCATCAGCTGCTCAGCGCTGATGTTGTAGCCCTCGGCAGTCTGTGCGGTGTAGCTGATGATGGTGCGCAGATCCTCGCCCTGCAGCTTGGACAGGTTGAGGGTCTTGGCCAGCAGGTTGGCGGCGCTGCCGTCGCTGATCTCGGTGAAGACGTTCTTGAACGAGGTCAGCAGGTCGGCGGACTGCTCCAGTGAGCTGCCTGTGGCCGCTGCGAAGTCGGCCACCGCGCGCAGCTGTTCAGGGATGGCCTCCGGCGCAGTACCTGCCTGGGCGAGGATCTGTGCGCCCTTGGCCACTTCGTTCAGGGTGAACTTGGTGGTCAAGCCTACTTGCTTGATCGACCCTTCAATGGTCTGCATCTGGCTGTCGGTGGACAGGGTGATAGCCTGGATGTTGTATAGCTGCTCGTCGAGATCAACCAGGCCCTTGGTCAGCGCGGTTACGGCGCCCAGCGCTTCATACAGAGCGCCGTAGCCCAGCGCGTAGCGGAAGAAGGAACGCACCACCTGGCCCAGGTCGCTTATGGATGGGCGCAGTTCCTTGGCACGGCTATCCAGTTCGCCGAGGGCTCTGGCGTACTGCTGGGCGCTGGCGCTGGCGCGAGCGAACTCAGGAGAGTCGGTGCCGTAACTGGCACCGACCGATTCGGCGTACTGGCTGCGCGACCGGTACCGATCCTGCAGGTACGGGCGCAGGGTGCGGATCTGACCCTTGTCCAGCTCACTGTAGTCGCCGCCGGTGGAGCGAATGATGTCACGGGCCTGGTACAGGTTGGTCGCCCGCTTGGTGCGCAGGCCCTGCTGGCCGAGGTCTTTCAACGCCCGCTGCTCTTCCGCTAGCTGCCGGGTGCGCTCGTTTAGCTCCACGCGCTGGGCGCGCAAGGCGTCGATGTTGGCCTGGATACCGGCAGTGTTCTGGCCGTAGGCTCTGGCCACCTCGCGGTCTTTAACCAGGCGGCCCAGCTCACTGTTGATACCTGAGCGAACGCTGGCGATGTCTATGCTGTCGCTCAGTTTGCCGACGCCCCCTGACGCCGCGATCAGGCGCTGAGCCTCAGCAAACGATGCACCTCGAGCCGCAGAGGCGGCTCTGTTGGCATCCGCAGCAAGGTCGGCCTTCTCCTCCAGGCGCTTACGGGTGGCGGTCTTTTTGCCGCGCTCTTTCCACTCCTCGAGGTCAGCCTTCTGCTCAGCAGCGTTGCGGGCGCGCAGAAGGCGGCCACGCTCTTTCCACTGCTCAAGATCAGCCCTCTGCTCGGCGACGTTGCGGGCAGAGAGTAGGCGGCCGTTGGCTTTCCACTGCTCAAGGTCAGCCTTCTCGTTCAGCAGGCGGAACTTCTTGGCTTGGAGGCCCCGCGTCTTCCAGCTTTCCAGATCTTCACGCTGGTCCAGGGCGTTGCGCGCTTTTATCGCAGCGGTGACCGAGCCGATGGACTTGACCAGCTGGTTTAGCTCGTCCATCTGCTTGCGTACGCCTTCTATCTTGCCGACCGCGGCCTTGTAACCTGAGCTTTTCTGGCCGCCCTTGCCCATAGCTGCGATCGAGGCCTGCTCCACCGCCATGTTGTAGTCGCGGTTGAGGCCTGCACGAACGGCTTTAATGTCCTGCTTCTTGCGCAGTTTAGAAATGCCACCGGCCTGGCCGATGATGCGGTCTTTTTCCAAGCTGACAGCCTGGCTGCGCGCTCTGGCTTTTTCCAGGCGTTCCTGGCGTTCTTGGGCAGTACGCTGGGCGCGCTGCTCAGCCCGCTCCTGGCGCACCAACGCATCCGGCGAGGTGATCTGACTCAGGCGGGTAGCATTGTTTTTGCGCTGCTTCAGCTGTTTCGTCAGCTCAGCCGCGCTAACCCCCAGACCGGCCTTGGCCAGACTGCCCTTGAGGCTGTTGAACGCCTTGTCCTGCAGGTCAATGACGGCCATGGCGTCCTGCACCTGGCGCTGCTGAATCTCGCTGAGCTTCTTGAAGCTGTTCGGCGTGTTCGACTTGTACAGCTTGCTCAGCATCTTCTGTACGTCGGCACTGACCGTCGGCAGCTTGCTGATCTGGTACGCCGTGTCGTTCAGGCTGCGGAAGGCGTTGCTGATCTGGCTCAGGCGGCGCTGCGCGTCAGGCCGTCCCAGAACACTGGCGGCCTCGTCATAACCGCCGAGGATCTTCACCATCTTGGCGATGCCGGAATCGGCCTTCGCCAGCTGGCGGAGGCCCTTGGCGCTGCGCAAGTTCTTGTTCTGCTCGCCCAGGACGCGACTGACGCTCTCGTCGAACCCGTCACCGAAGTCCTTGGCCAAGCTGTCCAGCTGGCGCTGAACCTTCTTCAGGGCTGCAGGGTCTAGGCCAACCTTCGCATTACTGATCGTGTCCACCAGCGGCTTGGCCGCATTGGACAGGATCTTGCTCAGCTCCTTTTCGACCTTGCCCATATCGCCCAGCTCGGGAGTGAGCAGGGCGTCGATCTCGATCGCGTCGTTCGTCTTCTTGCCGGCCATGGTGATCCCTCGCGCAGTGCCGTGAGTTTAATGGCGCTTGGACATTTGAGCTATACGCTCCAAGGCTTGAGCAGAGGTCATCTGGGACAGATCGTGCACAGTGACGTCACCCTCGTTGCGGCCCCCGCTGCCGCCGTACTTACCGCCGAAGCCAAACAGCGGCCCCTCGAATAGCAGGCGGTGCTGCTCGCGCTCGTAGCCGCGCTTGAAATCGGCCATCTTCTCGACCACCTGATAATCCTCCTCGAAGTACAGGCGGCGAGCCTTGTCGACGTCCATCTCGGCCAGCCATAGACAGGTCTCGGTCATGTCCAGCGCAGCCATGAATTCATTGTAGTAGTCGCTGAAATTGCCCTTGCGCTTCGACTGCGGTTGACCCTTCGGCTTACGGCTGACCTCTTCCGCGCGGGCTCGAACCTTGTCGCCGTGCTCTTCAATGCGGGTGCACACCGCCACTATATCGTCTGGGTGCAGGTCGACGTGGTAGGTTTCGGCGTACAGCGAGCGGACGAGAGGGCCCATAGCCTGGTCTGGATTTGCATTGACCTCTTCGGCGTAGCGCATCAGCAGGTAGTGGCTGATCGGTAGTGCGTCTACCAGTTTGTGGAACAGGTGCATAGGCGGTGCTCCCATAAAAAGAAACCCGGCACGAAGCCGGGTTTCCAATACCACGCTGAGCCCTTAACCGCCAGGGGCGGCCATGTAGATCGGGAACTCGGCGATGATGTCGGCGATATGGAACAGATCGCCACCGGTCTGGAACTCCGCCGCGGCCGGCTCCAAGCACTGCAGCTCGATGCTGGTGGTGGAGAAGTCGGTCGGGTTCATGGCCAGCTCCATGCCGTTGCTGGCAGAGGCCTTCCAGAAGTTCCAGGCGATCGGGCGACCATCGGCGAACTGCGACTGAATGACCTGCAACGAGAAGTAGCTGGTCTTGGTGACCGACTTACCGATCGGGTTGGCCGCGAAGATCTTGGTTACGGTGGCCGGGTAGTCGTGCAGCAGCGGGGTGTCGCTGTCCAAGGTCAGGGTGTCGGTGGCGATCGAGGAGATCTTCGCCACGGTGATCAGCTCCGGCTTGCCGTCGATGTAGACGGTGACCAGGCCGCCGACGGTGAAGTTGGCACCTTGGCCGACAGCCAGCGGTACCGACACCGAGCCAGCAGTCTGCGCGGTGGCCAGCACGCCGGCCCTGTCAGCGACAACCACTTCCGGGGCCTCGCCAGCCATGATCTGCATGTTGCGGCGGCTGTACTCGCCGACGGTGCCGGTCACAGTGACGATGTTCTCGGTGATGGCGTTCGCCACCTGACGCTGCGGGAAGCCCGCGCGTTTCTGCACCGAGGTGTTGGAGATGCTGATGGTCACGTCATCGAGACAGCCGATGGAGTGCGACGGCATCTGCTTCAGAGCCTGGTTCATGGGGGCAATACGGATTTCCGCGGTGCCGATGGGAAACTTGTTGGTTTGCGGGGAGCCAAGGGGCATGTCAATTCTCCTTCAGGTTCTGAGTTCATCCAGCATTCTTCTGCCCAACTCGGCGGAGATGTCTGGTATAAAACCACGAAGTGCGTGGTTCACCAAGAGCTTCACGGCCTGGACATCCGTTCCACCCATCCCCGTCATGTCGTTCCCGCGACCTTGCAGAAACGGGTACATGACCAGTGACTGCAAAGGCTCTGGAAGCCTGGCCGGCGTGATCAGAACACTGACCTTCAGGCTTTTCGCTCCCCGTGGGATCGGTGCCGCCTTGACCTCTACCTTCCGCACCGCTTGAGGCCCAGAGAGCTGTTGAATGCTCTTGGCGACGTAGTCTAACAGCGTTCCGGTTTCATACCAGAACGAGTCGGTTATTTTTCGCTCGGCGTAGCGCTCGGTCAACGGTGCCCACGGCCGCGCCAGGTCGATACCGGACACGCTGGAAACACCCCCACCGATACCCTTGACGTTGCCTTCAAACACGTTCAGCAGCATCCGGTGCAGGGTGTTTAGCGACTGCCGGGTTACCGCCGCCCATCGTTCTGGCAGGCCAGAACGCTCGAATGACCGAAGCAGCGCCCTCCGGTTCTTCGTCTTGCCGTCGATTTGCCGTACCAGGTTCTGGCTCAGCGTCAGCGAGGCCCTGTTGGTCTTGACCTTAACCGCCATGGCAGAGCACCGCGGCCTTACAGCCTATCGTGCGGATTCCAGACTGCTTGTCGAACTGCTGAGGGTTCACGTCGGCGTCGGTGACCATCATCGCGCCGTACTCGGCAGTCTCCAAGCCGGCCTCACTGTAGTCGTGCAGCGTGAACCGGCTCTCCTGCTTGAACAGCTCCTGCAGCTCTCCCAGCATCAGCGCCAGGTTGTAGTTGCCGGCGTCATCGGTGGTTTTCACCCCGACGTTGAACACCGCCTCGTAGCGCGGCGCGCGTGGGCTGGGGTTGAGACGCATCAGCTGGTACAGAACGGCCGGGGCGCTGTTCTTCAGGACGCTCTCGAAGTTGCTGACGTCCTCCACCTCAGACACCGCCACCGACGCTCCGGTGACAGTGGCTACTTTCGCCACGGCGTCGTTGACCAGGCGATCTAGGGTGCTCTTGACGATCATCCACTCACGGCTGGCCATTTATCCCTCGCACGCGCAGCTGGCGCAGCTCCAGTTGCACAAAGTTCTCAGTCACTGCGTACAGCGCGTTGTCGATGCGCAGGCGGCAGTCGCCCGGCAGCACGATGTTGGTCGGCAGGGTGACGGTGAACGATGTGTAGTCGACCCCGTCTAGCTCGTCCGAGCGCAGCACGCCGAAGCGGTCGAAGTCGACCCAGATCTGGCTGTCCACCACCCACTCTTTCTTCGGGGTACCGGATGGGCGCGGCGTGATCTGCTGGGTGAGGATCTCGCAGGCGTCGACTGCCTCGCGCATCATGTAGACGTTCAGGTACTCGCCGGAACCATCCCGGTCTTCGTTGACCGACTCGACCATGTAGGTGCGGCCGGTGTCACTGCCAGGCCGGTAGTAGTTGGCCGCAGGCAGGAGCTGGCCGCCAGGGGTCTGCACCAGGCGCTTCTTCTGGCCGAAGGCGCGGTCGCTGATGAACCGGTCGTAGGGCGGCACGCGGCATTTGACCGGCGCCAGCACCCAGGCCCCGGCCTGGTAGGAGTAGATCGGGGTATCGCACAGCTCCACGATGACGTCACCGAGCAGCATGTTACTCCTCCAAGTCGGTCACCGGGTCGGTGGTCGGGGAGGATACGCCGAACGGGGTGAAGGTGACCACGGTCGGCTTCTGATCCTCCGGCAGCATGCCGACGATCAGGGCCCAGGCTCGATCGCGCTGCGCCTCTGCGTTGGCCTGCATAGCCGTCAGATCCATTCGATCAAAGCGGTCTGCCCGGGTCTTGCCATCGGTCTTGAGCTGTACGATGGCATTCCAGCGGGAGCACAGCAAAGCGGCGAGGAACCACTTCGCATAGTTCTTGATGGCCAAGGCCAACATCTTCTCAGCAGGGGTTGCGCCTGCTGCTGCGCCCGCGTCCACCAGAGCCTGGTAGTTCGGGAGCTTGGAGTAGAGGTTCAGCTGAAGGTCATCCTCGACGCCGCTGAGCATCAGACGGTCGTCGGGGATGTCTCCATGGGACAGGCCAGCTGCACCCAGGACTGCCTGGGTGTTGGTTATTCCGCCGAGAATATCCACGCTGGCCACTGGCTTAGTCCGCCTTGTATTCGACGACGTAGCCGGCCTTCATCTGCGAGTCCAGCAGGTTACCCTCGTAGCGCTCGGCTTTCACCGGCACGTCGGGGGTAGCGCGCAGGCCGTCGCCGATGTCGTAGCTGAAAGCAGTGGCGGAAACCACCAGCAGCATCGACTTCTTGACCTTGGCCGGGGCCTTGTCAGCGCCAGCCTTGGCCTGCAGGTCAGCGACCTGGGCCTCCAGGGAGCCTTTGGCAGTCGACAGCTCGTCAGCCTTGGCGGCCAACTGCTGCTTTTCTTCGGCCAACGCCTGCTTTTCTTCGGTCACGGCTGCGATGGTTTCGTCAGCCTTGGCCAGTTGTTCTTGGGCCGAGGCCAACTGGGCCTGCAGCTCCTCGATGGTCGGTGGGGTTTCTTTGCTAAGAGCCATTGTCGGATTCCTTTGGCGGGAGGTAATCAAAGGGCGGGGCCTTGCGACCCCGCCTGCAGCTTACACGGTCATGGTGCGCTTGGAGAACGCTTCCTTGTAGAGGGTGTAGGCGGTTTCGCCGTAGTCCACACGGAAGGCAGTCAGGCGGCGCATCACGAACTGCTCGATGGCGCTGTAGGCTGCGTTGACGTTGATCACCCGACGCATGGCGTAGCGAGTGTCCAGGCCGATGATGGTGTTGGCCCCAACCACGGAACCCTCGACGATCAGGATCGGCGGCGCGGTGGCCAGCAGGTTGTCCACGTTCGGCTCGAGGCCGAAGTTGGTACCTTCACCGTTGAAGTTGGTGTTGCGGTTCGGCTTGCCGTTGCGCCCTTCAACCGCGAACGCCGAATCCAGATCCATGATCAGGAGGTTCGGCTGCAGCTTCTTGTAGTTCTCGCGCAGGTACTTCACCAGAGCCTTGTGAGTCATGGTGCCGGCGGTGGTGATGCTGGGGTCGAGATCCTTGAAGGTGCCGCTGCTGGCCACGCCGGTTTCCGCCATATCGACGTCGCCGACGAGGATGCCGTTGAGGATCTCGTGGGCGTTGGCGATACGCTCGCCGCGCGACTGAGCCGACATGATCAGGGTGACCAGGTCGAGGGTGGTGGCAGCCAGAGCCTGATCGGTGACGGTCAGACCGATGGATTTCACCGGCACGCGACGGCTGATGTCGCTGACGGTGATGCCGACCATGTTACCCGGTTCGGTACCTTGCGAGATCGCCTTGGAGCGGGTGTTCTCGTTGTGGTTCGAGTTGATCAGCGGCTGGTCGAACTTCTCGCTGTCGATGGTCAGGGTGTTGGCGAACATGCGGTTGTAAGTGGACAGGAAGTCCGACTCGTCGGTACGCAGTTCAGCTTCCATCACGCGCAGGATCGTCTCCGGGTACAGCAGACGGGCCGACGGGGTGTTGGTGTTGTCACCGGACGGGCCGACGATGCCGGCCATGTTGATGCTGTCGCTCATAACCTCTTTCAGAGTCGGAGCGCGCAGGCCGGTCTTCTCGTCAGCACGCAGGAACATGCCGGCGGAAGCCAGGCACTGGCTGAACACGGAACCGAAGCGGGCTTCGTCGGTCTGGTCGCGGTACTTGCGGGTCAGGTACTGGGACAGGGTGAGGCCGGCGCGCGACGCGAGTTCGTAGTCCTTGGGGTTGACTTCGATCTCGTGGATGGTCGCGCCGTCAGCGCCGGAACGCAGCTTGTACTTGCTGGCACCTTCTTGCATGGTCTTACTCCTTAATGGTGGCAGGCAGAGCCGGCGCTGATTAACCGAAAATCTTGGACAGGGTGAGAACGGAGCCGGTGGCGCCGTTGCCGCTCTGGAAAGCTACCACCTTCAGGCGCAGGCCGTTGGCGCTGGCGGCTTTCTTCACACGCATGCGGACGTGGTACGGCGGGGTACCGTTCGGAGTGCCGATAGCCGCCTGGTCATCGGCCACCACTTCGTCACCGATGGCCACGCTGGTGGCGCCGGTGAGAACTGCGTCGAACAGCGGCGAGGTGATCGCGCGAACGGTACCGACCTTGTAACCGCCAGAGGTCTGGTTCGGCTCGACGCTGATCAGCTGACCCTGGATGGCGTCGTCGGCTGCACAGAACGCGACGCGCGAGTCGCCAACGATCTTGACGGCCTTGCCAATGTCCTTGTCGGTGATGGTGGCCGACTCGACGGTGTCGCTGCCCAACAGGAGGGTGTAATCCAGGTTGGGGATCTCGGCGCCGATAGTCGGTACCAGTTTGACTCGTTGTGCCATGACAGTTCTCCTTAGATCTTGGTGGCTTGCTGTGCGGCTTCAGCGACGGCGTCCTGGCGAGGCCGCTGCTCGCCCTGTACCTGAGTGTCGACCACCGACGCAGCCTTGCGGCCAGTCGGGAAGGTCTTCTCGAACTTGTCACGGACGTTCTGGTACTTCGTCAGCAGAGCCGTCGGTTCCAAGGTGTCGAGGTCGTCGGTGGCGGTACCGCGAAGCGCAGTCTCCATCCGGTTGATCGCCTGAGCCGCCACGCCAGAGAGGCGCACTACGTGGGCCTTCTGTGCCTCGACTTCGGCCATCAGGTTGTCACGCTCGGCGGTCATCCCGGTCAGGGAGGTCTGGGCCAGAGTCAGGTCGGACTGCAGCTTCTGGATGCGATCCAGCAGGGCCGACAGATCGCCGGCCGGCGCCGGCGCGGCGGCCTGGGCAGCTGCCGCTGCGCTGGCCGCCTCAGCATCCAGTTGCTCCTGGGTCTTGGCACCGTCACCAGAACCGTCCTCGTTGTCGTCGTCACCCTCGGCCTGAGCCGCGGTGAGTTGGGCGGCCAGACCTGCCTCAATACCGATGGACTCGAAGCTCGCGCCGGAGGCCAGCGCAGACATCTGCTCTTCGGTGAAAGTCACGCCAGCCTTCTGCAGCAGCGCAAGCATCTTTTTGTTCATGGCACCCTCGTCCATTTTCAGGTTTCGACCGGAGCCTGAAGATGGCACGGTCTTTGACATGGTGGAGAGCATAGCTTCGATCATGTCATCGAACACCATGGTTTCATCCACCAGGTTCACTTTCAGCGCCTCGATGCCGCTGAATTCACGACCTTCCGCCGCGTTGGCGCGGAAGGTTTCGCGGTTCTGTTGGCGCTTGCTGGACGTGTGATCCAGGAACGCTCCGTAGCTCTCGTCGATGGCGCGTTGCCACTCGGCAATGGCCTTCTCGGAAATCGGTTCATCCGGGTGGCCTAGGGCCTTGAACTCACCGGCACGGATCACCTTAGACTCAATGCCGATCCGCTCCATCAGCTTAGTGTGGCTGGTCATCACGGCGAGCACGCCGATGGAGCCTACAGATGCCAGC